AGAGCAGTTTTAACAACTACTGATACTGTAAGTGGAGAATCAACTACTGAAAAGATTTGGATTGATGAAAAATCATTTCATGATGAATATGTTTATCCAGATGGAGCTAATTCAAATGATATGTCGAATGAACTCAGCGGTAGATTTAATTATGCTGATATGACAACTCAAGTTGGAAACATAGAATTTACTCAGACTAGAGAAAAAGTTACAATTTATGATTATGAAATGGAATTAAATGAAAATAAAAGAGAAATACAATTAATAAGAGAAGAATATGCATCTCAATTGGATAAAGAATTGAAAATATTAATGAGGAAGCAATATGTCTGATGGGTTGTATATTGCTCAGGATGTATCATTAAAATCTTGCAAAATTGTAGGATCTTCTGGTCAGCCAATAGAATTTAAAAATTTAATTGTTGAATTCAATTATTTTGAAGATATTTTTGCAAATTCTATAAGTGGGGCATTAGTTGTTAATGATTCTATGGGTTATATCAACATGATGCAAATGCAAGGACAAGAAGTCTTATTATTAGAATTAGATAAACCTGGACTAGATAATCCAATTGAAAAGAATTTTAGAATTTATAATATAAGTTTTAGAAAAACTACAAAAGGATCAAATGAAAATTATGTAATAAACTTTTGTTCTGAAGAATTAATGTTAAATGAACAATATAAAGTTTCTAAATCATATACAAAAAGTAAAGTTGTTGATATAGTAAAAGATATTGGAAAAAACTTTTTAAAAATTGATCCTGAAAAATTTAAAAATTTAGACGATACTAGTGGATTAAGAGATATTATTATTCCTAATTTCAAACCTTTTCAAGCATTAAATTGGTTATGTACATTTGCAAAATCAAATGATGCAAAAAATATAGGTTCTCCTTTTTTATTTTATGAAGATAGAAATGGATTTAATTTTAAATCAATATTAACATTATTCCAACAACCAGTTTATAGAACATATCATTATGATGCAAAAAATTTAAAATCAGAAAAGAATAATATGGTTTCTGATATCAACAAAGAAGTTGTTAATGTTATTGCTTATGAACAATTAAAATCATTTGATACAATAACTGCAGTTCGTTCTGGAGCTATGGCTAATAAAACAATTACCGTTGATCCATTAAGATTAAAATTTGGTGAAAGTAAATTTGATTATAACAAATATAAAGAAAATGCTGCTTCTCTTCAAGAAAAAGGTAATGTTCCAACATCAGCCATAAATAGAAATGGTGATAAAGTTAATGAAACTTTTGGTTCAGTCAAATTTTGTATGACTACAACTGGACAAAGTGAAAATAAATATTTTAAAGATAAACAAATAACAATTCATGAAAATAGAATTGAAGAAACTGTTCCCCTAAGAACTGCTCAATTAGCATTATTTTGTTCAAATAGAATGAAAATATTAATTCCAGGAGATGTTGAAGTTACAGTTGGAAAAGTTATAGAATTTCTATTACCTGATATATCATATAATAATCCAGGAAGAAAAAAGAGTGAAGACAAATATTACTCTGGAAAATATATAGTTACTGCAGTTAGACATATGCTAACACAAGAAAATACATTTACTACTTGTTTGGAAATTTGTAAAGAATCATTTCCTGATAGTTATAATGATTTTGATAATACTGATGCTGGATGGAAGGGAATTAGATAATGGAACATAATAATTCAAGACGTGGGAATTTTATTGGTCATGATGGATTTGTCTGGTGGATAGGAACTGTTGAAAGTAGAATGGATCCACTTAATTGTGGTAGATGTAAAGTAAGGATACAAGGACTACATACTGATCAAGCAACTTCAATTCCTTTGGCTTCTTTACCATGGGCACAACCATTATATCCAATTAATAATAGTTTTTCAACAGCTTCTACTCTAAGAGAAGGTGATATGGTAATGGGTTTCTTCATGGATGGAGATGCTGCTCAATATCCTGTAATAATGGGAGCATTCCACGGTATTCCTGAAGATGTTGTAGATACACAAAAAGGATTTAATGATTCAAGAAATGCAGAACAATTAAAAACAGCACCAAGAAAACCAAAATCTATTGAATATACAAAAGATGGAACAGGGGCAAAATTAACGGAAGCTGATGGTGCTATTAATTTCCCTGGAAGATTAAATGAACCAACAACAAGTAGATTATGTAGAAATGAAACCATTGATCAAACAATTGTAAAAACTAAAACTGATAGTATAGTAACAGTTCCTGATGCTGTAGGAGCGAAATGGATTGAACCAAAAACTCCATATAAAACAAAATATCCATATAATCAAGTTACAAGTACAGAATCTGGACATTATGTTGAATTAGATGATACACCAGGAGCAGAAAGAATACACCAATATCACAGATCTGGTACATTTTCAGAAATTCATCCAGGTGGAACAAAAGTAGATAAAATTGTTAAAGATAAATATACTATTGTGATGAAAGATGATAATGTATATGTTATGGGAGAGTGTAAAGTAACAGTTCAAGGAAATGCAAAAGTATATGTGCAACAAAACTGTTGGTTAAAAGTTGATGGAAATTTAGACTTTAAAGTTGGTGGTAATTGGACTGTAAAAGTTGGTGGTAAATGGACAACAGATGTTGGTGGTATTGTTTTTCATACAAGTGGTGGAAATACAAATGTCAAAGCACCAAATATTTATTTAAACTAGGATTAAATTAATGGCATTACCAATAAAAAATTTTAGTGGATATTCTGATTTAGATCTTTCATTTAATAAACATCCAATTAGAAAAGATTTAATGACAACAACAGGAGAATTTGCTGTTGTTAGAGCATTAAAGAATTTATTATTAACAAATTATTACGAAAAACCATTTAATATGAATTATGGTTCAAATATTAGAAAATTATTATTTGAACCATTAACACCATTAACAGCTTCTGCTATAACAAAAGAAGTTGAATTTGCTATTAAGAATTTTGAACCAAGAGTAAATTTAGATAAAGTATCTGTAGATGCGTTATATGATCATAATGCATATCAAGTAACAATAGAATTTTATGTTGAAAATTTAGTTGAACCATTTACAGCCGATTTTATTTTATCCAGATTAAGATAGAATAAATATTAAAAAGAAATTTAGGGAAAGATTATGGCCAGTGCCAACTCAACAATTAATATAGCAGAATTAGATTTTGATTCAATTAAATACAATTTTACACAGTATTTAAGGGGACAAGATAATTTTAACGATTATGATTTCGAAGGTTCTGTAATATCATCAGTTCTAGATATTCTTGCATATAATACACATTATAATGCATATTATCTGAATATGGTTGCTAATGAAATGTTTTTAGATACTTCTATAAAAAGAGGATCTGTAGTTTCTCATGCTAAACTTTTAAATTATGTTCCAACTTCAACTAAAGCATCTAAAGCTTTAATTGATATAAAATTTAATGGAACTACAAGTCCAAATTTTACAATCCCAAAATATACAAAATTTTATTCTGAAGCTATTGATAATACAAATTATGCCTTTGTTACATTAGAATCAGCATCTGTAACTACATCAAATAGTTCAGCACAATTTTATTCGGTTCCAATTTATCAAGGACAACCAGTAAGATATTCATTTAATGTTGATCTTGCTTCAAATCCTTCTCTTACATTTAAATTGCCTGATAGTGAAATCGATTTATCAACATTATCAGTGTTGGTTTACAGGAATCAAGCTTCTACTGTTTATGATATCTATAATATCTCGACATCACACTTAAAATTAAATTCAACTACTCAAGTATATTTTACTCAAGAAGCAATTGACGGATCATATGAAATATATTTCGGTGATGGAATTTTAGGTAAAACATTATCACAAGGTAATGTTGTTATTGTTGAATATTTAACAACAAAAGCTGGCATTCCAAATGGGGCATCAACATTTACTTTAATGGATGATATTGGTAATTATACTGGAACTATTATAAACATTGTTCAAGTAGCAGCTGGTGGTAAAGATAAAGAATCTGTTTCCTCAATAAAATATAATGCACCAAAAGCATATGCTGCACAAAACAGAGCAATAACAAAAAGTGATTATATTCAATTATTAGAAAATGATAATTCAATTATTCCTATTGAAGCAGTAAATGTTTGGGGTGGAGAAGAAGTTACACCACCACAATATGGTAAAATGTTTATTTGTATAAAACCAAAAGGTGGATATTCTATAACAACTTCTCAAAAGTTTAGATTAATTAATGAGTTAATTAAACCATTTAGTGTTATAACAGTAGTACCTGAAATAGTTGATATTGATTATACATTTATTAAAATTTCAACAAATGTCTTATATAATAAATCATTGACTACATTTTCACCTACTCAATTAATAAATCTTATCAAATTACAAATTGTAGCATTTTGTAATGCAATTTTAAATTCATTTGATTCAACTTTTATTTTACCAAATCTCATTACCACAATAAATAAAACTGATGCATCAATTATAACTTCTGAATCATCAATTCAATTACAAAAAAGATTTTTACCAATTTTTAATTCTTCTAATTCAAAAACATTTAATTTTGAAACTGCAATTAAAAAGAATTCTATATCAAGTTCGTATTATAATTATATTAATCCGTTGAATTCTGCAATAATAAGCAATGTTTCAATTGAAGAAGCTCCAGCAATCTTTAATGTTATAGAATCAGTTCAAATTTTAACTGTAGGGGCTGGATATACGTCCACTCCGACTGTTTCTATCTATGGTGATGGTACTGGGGCTTTAGCTGTCGCAGACATCATTAATGGTGCTTTACATTCGATTACGGTGACTAATCCAGGATCTGGTTATACTCAAGCTGTTGCTATTGTTTCTGGTGGTGGTGGTTCTGGTGCAACTGTTGTTCCAAATTTAAGTGGAAATATTGCAACATTAAGATCATTTTATTTTTCAAATGGTATAAAAACTATATTACAAACTGATATAGGAAAAGTAAATCATTCAGAAGGAACTATTGAAATTTATGAATTTACTCCTTATACAATGGAAGATCCATTAGGAATTATGTCTATATCAATTATTCCAGAATCATCAATATTTTATTCAACAAGAGATAAAATGATTACTCTTGATATTATGGATGATTCAGCTGTCACTGTTAACCTTAATTCGAAATAAGTAAATGGATAAAAATTATTCAGTTTTATTATATTCAAGATTACCATCTTATATAAAAGATGATCCTTCTTTTTCACAATTCATTTCATTTTTTGAAAATTATTATACTTGGTTTAATGACACATATGATATTGCTGGATTTGGTGATAAAATTGATATTGATGCTAATTATGATTTATTTTTACCATACTTTCAGGCTGACTTTTTACCATATTTCCCTGATGAAATTGCTACAGATAAAATTAAATTATTAAAAATAGTTAAAGAATTATATAAAGCTAAAGGCGTTCCAGATTCTTTTAAATTTTTATTTAGAGCATTATACAATAGTTATTGTGAAGTAACTCCAACAAGAGATTTCGTATTCAAAGCTTCAGATGGTAAATGGATTGTTCCAAAATCAATTAAAATTAAATCAACTGATTTTAGATTTTTAAATATACAAAACCTAAGAATTTTAGGAGTACAATCAAAAACTATTGGTATTGCTGAATCAAGTAAACTAGTTGGTAATAGGATTCAAATCTATATATCAAATATTGAACGATTGTTCTTTTCTGGTGAAGAAATAAAATTATTAGATTCTAATAATAAAGAAGTTTATTTTTTGAATGGTGAAATTGTTGAATATGACACAGTTCCTCCAGCTGGATCAGAAGCATTAAGTTCTAAAATTATTGGTTCAATTTCAAATATTGATATTTTAAGTAATTATAGAGGTCAACATTACAAAATTGGTGATCCTGTTGCAATTATTGGTGGATTAAATCCAGATATTGAACATCCAATAGGTGCTAAAGCCACTGTATCAGAAATTACAACTGGTCAAATAACTGGTGCCACTATTTTAAATGGTGGATATGGATTTTCTACATTTCCTGATTCTATTATTGATGTAATCTATAATAATGAAATTGATACTGTTGCTGATTGTAGTATTTCATTAGTAGATGAAACAAAACCTGCTAATACTTCATATTTTCCTATTGATACTGTCGCAAATAATTTAACTGTGATGCTATCAAATACATTTAATTTTTCAGTTAATGGAACAATAAATGTTAATTCGACTTTAGCAAACTCATTTTTATTTACTTCATTTTCAACATATCCTATTACAGATATTATTGTATCAAATGGTGGTGGAGGATATGAAACTTCTCCCACATTAACTTTTTCTTCATTAGTTGAAGATACAGAAAATGTAAGTCAAAATTTAAAAGATTTTGGAATTTTAGCTCCAATTCAAATTATTAATTCTGGAATTGGATATGCATCAAATGATACCATTATTATTTTAGGTGGAGATGGAGATTATGCATTTGCACAAATAAATTCTGTTAATGTTGATGGATCTATAGTTTCAGTTGAATATTATGAAAATGTTCATCTTCCATATACTGTTGGAGGTATGGGATATAGTGAATCAAATTTACCATCAATTCAAATTATAAGTGGAACTGGATCAAATGCTGAATTAATTGTTCCTGGAATTTTAGGTTCTGGTGTTGAATATGTCATTTCAACTAGTAAAGTTGGAGCAATAACAAAAATATCATTATCTGAAAATGGTGAAGATTTTATTCAAACACCAAATGTTTCATTAAGAGTACAAGATATTGCA